CCTAGGAGTATTGCTATGCCTATGAGTAGTCCGATGATGAAGGCTAGAACCATATTGCGTTTAGTGGTGCTGCTTATATTCATGCCTGTTCCCCATAATCAAGATGAGGTACCCCAGCCACAACCATGGCTCCACAGTAGGGACAGTGATACTGGCCTAAGGGATACCCTGCTAACTGCTGGGGGTCCCATGGCCAGCAGCAGCGTTCACCCATCTCATTCAATGGAGCCGATATATCTAGCCTGACTGATAGGTCTAGGTCTGCTGCATTCTGGGGGTCTATATCATACCACTGAATGAGACTCATGCCTGTTCCCCATGGATACGTTCAGCATGTTCATACTTACGCTGCTCCACTACGATAGGCCAGGCACCCCTCATATGCCAGGTGCCTATAATCCTTTCACAGTCTGAGCAGTGTAGTGAGACTGTCTTAGTTGCTTCCTGGTCAGTCCTGTACCTGTCTAGGTTAATGGTCATGATTGCTCCTGAGGTATAGCCAGCAGTTCTACACTGAAGGCAGTTAGGGGTCTGTTTGGTTTGCCATCTTCTCTGAGGGGTCTAGTCCTGGGTATCTGTTGCCAGTACCTCATAGCTTCAATGGTGCTGGGGAATCTCATTGCCTGGTTAACATCATTAGTCCACTCAGCAGAACCTCTACCTCTGAAGGCTTCAGGGTCATAGCTCTTAAGCCATTGACCTTCTGGGGCTTTCAGAACTGAGTCTCTGGCCATGTTGATACATCTGATACCTACTTCATCATTCATCATTCATTCTCCATGTTGAAGAAGGGTAGTTCTTGCTGGCCTACTGGTATGCCTGCCTTTAGCTTACTGATGCAGTCACTACAGGCAAAGGTATGAAACCTCTGAGCAAGGCTGACGTTATTGGTGCCTCCCTTATTCCCTGAGTAACGCTTGATAGGGCACCAGCCTTTAACTACTTGCCAGGTGCCTGAACCATTACTGTCTATGACAGTCTGGCAGAAGGAGCAGGTTACTCTACGGCTCTGAGGTATGGTTTCGTTCATGCTTATCCAACTCCTTAAGTAAACGTATTCTAGAAGTTTGCTCATCATGCTCAGACTGCTGTACCAGAATGGTTCTAATCCACTCTGCCAGAATGATGAGAACGAAACCTGCCAGAACTAATGTTAAGACTAATGCAGTCATGCTGGTTACTCCTTTCTGGGTGGTTCTGAGGGGGTCTGGACCAGGGGGGTGTTCCTTTCATACACACCCCCCCCCTGTTCCCATAGACCTGGGGCACCTGTTCTCACCTGTTCCTGAGACCTGTTCTCCCTGGTCAGAGGGTCTGTGGCTACCCCTGTTCTGGGTACCTGTTCTTAGCCTAGAGGCTGGTCTGACCTGTTCCGGCCATCTACCAGGGGTTATGCAGAAACCTGTTCTGCCTGAAAGTTCAAGTTTCATGGCCAGGGTACCTGTTGCCTACGGTACTTAAGAGCAGCATTCAAAGTGACTGTTCTTCCTGGGCTAAACCCAGCAGCCTTCAGCATTCTGGTAGCGATATGCCTGCCTGCTTCTGGGGGTACATCAGCAGCATCAAGCTCCTTAGCCTTCTCCTTAGTGCCTTCTGGCCAGCTTAATGCACCCCTGCTGTAGCTCAGGTGGGGGTCATCAACCTTAGTGATATTGACTATCTCAGCCACCCAGGAGACCCTAGAAGCCTTCCTGATGAACTGGATTCCATCATCTTGAACCTTCAACTGCCAGATAATATCTACGTCATCTCCCTTAGCAGATGAACCCCTAGACCTGCCTTCTTGATACCCCTCATGATCTAGTCTGCACATTGCTATACCAGCAGACTTCAAGGGCTGACCTGTGAACCTGTAGAAGTTGATATAGGTATCAGAACTGTTCTCATCTCCCTGAACCACCCTGCTCATAGTGTCAATGAAGATTACCTGTTCTCCCATGGCTACTGCCTGCTCTAGCAGTGCCCTACCCCCTGCTTCAGTGTCAAGGGGTGGAACTGGCTGATGAAGGTAGTAATGAAGGTTCTCTAGGCTCTCAGGAGCTATATGCATATCCTCTAGCCTCTCTCTGATATCATCTTCAGTCATTTCAAAGTCATAGTAGGCAACTACCTTAGGGGTCATTGCGGCTCCTGTGAATGGGTCTTTACCTATCGCTAGGTGAACAGCCAGCCACAGACTGATCAGCGACTTTCCAGCTTTCCTCTGAGCATGAATATGGATATGCCTAAGCTCTGGCCAGATATCTTCTACTAGCCAATCAACATCATGACCCAGCCTGTTCATCAGGGCTACCCAATCCAGAGCCTCATACTTAGTCTGGGGTTTGGCAAACTCACTAGCAGCAGCAGAGAGCCTTCTTAGTTCTTCTTCATAAGCATCCCTGCTAGAAGCCATATCTGCTCAGAGTCCTATCTGCTTCTTCATGAGTTATGAAACCTTCAGCTTCAGCCTGGGCTATCTGCTTCTGCCATTCTTGTATGCTCTGAGGTTCCCTGGTTTGACCCCTGGTTCTGTTCCATACAGCCTGGGTGACTTCATCCAGCAGGTCATAGGTGGGATGGCCTACAGAGGTTCTGAGCCAGTGGGGGTGGAGCAGGTCTGTTCTACGCTGCTCTCTGAGCCTCTGATAACCCTCTAGGCACCAGGAGCAGGGTTCCCCCTCATCTCCTACCCAGGTGGCCCCACAGATTTGGCACTCTAGGTGCCAGCCTGAAGCCTCATGCTTTATCAGTGCCCTAACATCCCCATACTTCTGACGTACCTTCTGCCTGAGGGGTTCTAGGAACGTATCTAGGCATTCCTGGCAGTATCCCTGGGTTCCCAGGAGTCTTACTGCTAGCTCAGGACAGAAGGCACATACCTCATTGAGGTTCATGCCAGAAGATGATTAGGCCCACCCAGGGAATCCTCATTACTTCTCTTTCCCATCCCAGAGTCTGAGAGCAGCGTTAATGAATAGTAGTAGCTGCTGATGGTCAGACTGGGTGCCATGGTCGTTAGCCCACTGGTTCTGACCCCAGGTAGTTATATAGTCTGCTAGGTCTAGAAAGTCCTCATAGGGCAGGTCAGCTTCAGAGGGTGCCTCTAGGGCTTCTTTCTTCTTTGAAGCCCCACCCCTGATGGGTCCTTCTACCGCTTCATAGAAGAAGATAACTCTATGAGTTGATGCCATTACTTCTCCTTTCATGTATTCAAGGCATACCACTTCATAAGTGCTTTATGCACCAGAATGGCTAAGCGTGGGTTTGCTGCTAACTCTTGCATGAGAACATCACATCTGTCCTGCTCATGATCTATGTAAATCACTTCAGGTTCTGCCGTATGTTCTTCTAGGTGCTTTCTGACTTCAGGTGCCACATCTACAGGAGCAGGTCTGATGGCTGCTAGATGGTTCCTGACTGCCCACTCAGTTCTAGTAATATTCTGAGGACGATCGTCCTCAGTTTCTAGAACATGATGAGCAGCCTTGATCTGCTTATCAGCGTAACTCCTGCTCATCTTCCAGCGTTCACGGCAGTAGGTTTCAAATGACTTGAACCCATCCACCTTATAAAGCCTCTGGTCTCTTATCTTGCTGAGAGCTATGCCTACCTGAACGAAACCCTCTAAGTGACGTTCTATAATCACTTCCTGTTCTAGTAGGTCTCTCTTAGCTACTGACAGGTCAGTCATTCTGGTGGCTTCACAAAGATGTTTCTTGTGCTAGGAGCATGAGGCTGAATCCTGGCTGGCTTCCCTGACTTCTTCCTGTTCTTCTTTGATATCTTGCTAGCAGGGTTACCAACAGGGAGACGTAAGGAAACTGGGGGTGGCACAACATCAATGACTATGCCAGCAGGCATGATCTGGTTATCTCTGTCATATGCCTGAATCATCTTCTGCATATTGACAGTTAGAAACCCCCTCATGGGGATACCCTTATACTTGAACCTGACCCTTGATGCTCCTACCTGAGCCTCAGTAATATGAGGGTACCTGTTCATGGCATTAGCAAAGACACAGGCCCAGGGGTCACATTGATGAGCAGAACGGTCTACCTCATCTACAGTAAAGTGCATGGGTTTGGTGATATCTACCAGTGTTTGCTTACCTATCTTCTTTGGCTTTCCAAAGTCATCAGCCATGGCTCAGAACAGTTCTTCAATGTCTACGTTCAGTTCTGCTGGCTTGAAGGCTGCTGAATACAACTTAGCTGGGTTCAGCCCACCCTTCTTGACTGCATTCCCTGTCCAGCCCAGAGACAGGGTGGCACCCATCTCAATACCCTTCTTTGAACCAGACTTCTTGATGGCTTCTTGAACAGCCTTCAGGCTGCTGGTTCCTTTGCCTTCAGCTACCTGGGGGTTACCCCCTCTGAGGTAGACGGTACGCTTACCATCATCATCCTCATCATCCTTCAGGTCTGTTTGAAGGGTCACCACTACCATCATCTTAGGGTTACCGTCATCCCAGAAAGCTGGCTTGCCATCTTCCATGTTGGTTTGCTGCTGCTTACTGGCATCAACAATCTCCCCAGTTACCTGGTCTCCCACTTTGTCAAATGGGAAGGATTTAGCACCCTGACCCATCAAGAAGTCATTAACCTCATCTAGTGACATTGCCTGTTACCCCTTACTTTCTTGTATGTTGAATCTGACTACTGGCCTATCATCCATATCAAACAGGAGCATAGCTGTGCCAGCATGTAGCGCAAATACAGCACTCATGATGGCTGGTGCTTCTTCTGGTTTGATTCTGCCCAGGTCTGCCAGCCCACCTGGGTAACCCATGGCATTCAGTGTGCCTATGAGTAGTTCTGTTACTTGCTCATCTGTAAACTCAGGACCCAGCTTGCCAAACTCACTGAGAGCAGTAACCAGGGCGTACCTGTCATAGGCTGGCTGGCCTATTGACCCCAGCACTGCTGCTGAAGTCCACTGCCTGAGAAGTTCATTCCTGGGGTGGTCTACCAGAGAATCTTTCAGAGATTCAATCTGGTCAGAGGGGGTGGGGTCTGATGCTTCAGGCTTAGCCCACCTATCGGAGTGTTCCCTAGCCTGGGAGGAAGGGTGCCTATCCCTAGAAGTTCTGGTAGCCAGTTCCCTAGGGTCAGGCTCAGGGAAGGTCAGAGAGTATTCAGTCTCTATCATCCTGATAACAGCATCAATGGCTACCAGTTGCTCATTAGTGTGAACGTCTGCTTTCAGCCCTGGCACTCCTTCTGGCCACTTCCTAGCCAGATGTTGTAGGGCTACGTCTGAATGCTCTTTGATGAACCCCACTCTGGTTCTCAGCCACTCTTTCACTTCAATACGAAGCATGGTTGCTTCAATGTCCTCTAGGTCTGTGAGAACCCCTGGGACTGCTGGGGTGGCTGGGGTGCCCTGGGCAGGCTCAGACGGCTCCTGAGGCTCTGTGGGGGGTTCTGGTGCCAGTCTCAGGGCTGCTACCGCTGGGGAGAGCAGCCCACCTTTCTGCCTTCTCCACTCATAGACCTGCTGAGCTAGCTGGAGTCCTAACCTGCCTTGCTGAACGTCTACCCAATACAGTTGGCAGGTTGCTGCTTCAGGCACTGCATGAACCACTAGTGCCCAGTCTGGGTAGGTGGGTGGGTCAAAGGGGATGCGTTCATCTGTGAGAACGTCATATCTGACAGAATCCACATAAGCAGCAATCTGAGTAGCGTAGGTGCCAGCAGCGTATTCAAGGCTCAGACCTGTCTTAGTGTCACCCACCAGGATTGAACCTATCGGGATAATCTGACCATCAGGAGCAATCAACTGTCTGGTAGTTCTATACCTTCTGTCCATTGTGCCTGCTAGACCATGCTGGTCATTCACGCACTGGACTTCTACGTCTACAGGCTCTAGGCCATACAGTTCCAACATATCTACATATGCCTGAACAGCAGCCTTGAACTGGGGTGCTGGTTCCCAGTCATGCTCTAGATCAACATGGTCAAACATGCTATGCACTGCCTGACCCTGAACCCTACGCTTGTTACCCTTGCCTGCCTGAACGCATTCCTCAACATAGTCCCTGATAACCTTCTTATCTCTCTCAGGGTCAAGGGTGGAGATTACCGCTAGGACTTCAGGCAACTGAGCAGCACCCACTAGAACAGTTCTAAGTTTCCAGTCAGTCAGGTTGCTTTCATCATCCAGCACCTTCCCTACGCTGCTGCTCCTTCTCCTTCTAACCATCTTCCCAGTCTCAGGGTCCTTGACTAGGGGGATGCCTTTACCCACCCTTCTGAAGTCTGCCCTACCTGGGGGGTTTAGGGCTGGGTCATATAGCAGGTTCTCATTCATCTTCAAACTCCACTATGGTATGCCAGCCTGAATCAGTCATGCAGATACAGGTAGAAGGGTCCTTATCTAGGTCCCAGGATTCTCCACAGGTAGAACACTCCATGATGAAGTTAACATCATCCTTCATCTCAGCAGCTTCTTTCCACAGTTATCACATTGCCATGCATCAAACCCACCCAGATGCCTGGGGTTAGGAAGATGGCAAAGACAGTAAGGTCCAGTGTTCACAGGTCTGGGAAGAACATTGCCTTGACTTCTCTGGTTCATGTAGTGAGACCAGCACCACCCTCTAGCCCTGACTGGCTTAGGGCATCCATCTACAGAGCATTTATTCATGGCCATCCTTCATCTCATCAATCTTCATCTTCAACATGGCTCTAACCAGTGACTGAGTACCAGCCATCTGCCTCAGGGTTTCCTCAGGCACTTCATCTATCACGATATCGGCACCAGGTCTGTCATCCCAGGCATACCACTTACTGATAGCCAGATTGATTACCTGAGCATCATCTACCCAGACTATTCCTGTCAGGTGGTCTAGAACCCCTCTGGCCAGTTTGTCTACGTCAGGCTTCTTGATATCTGGCCACCAGCCATACTGGTACTTTCTAATACTGCTCTTTGGGTATGGCAGGGTTACATCAATCATGACCCTCAGGGCACCCCTCAGTAAGTCATCATCCCCCATAGCGGCTCTGGCTTCAGACCTAACATCTTCTCTCCATGTTGAAGCTCTGATGCGGCTTTCTTTGCCTCCTGCTGGCAACATGGCTCCATTAGGCATTCTGACCAGCGACCCTTTAGGCACTGGGATGCCATCAACATGAAAGGTTACCCCACTCATGCTGCTGGCTTCTTCAGGGGTAGGAGTTTGTCTACGTCAGACTTCAGCACTACTAGTCTCCCTGCTACTTCCCAGGCTGGTAACCTGTCTTGACGTATTAGTCTGTAAATGAATGTTGGTGAAGTGTATCCATACCTCTGAGCAGCCTGAGCTACTGACTCTAGGTCAGAGATAGGGACCACCCCAGGAGGTTTAGTGGTCATAGTGGGTCCCTACTTTGGCTCAGGGGGTCTACCTGTGTCAAGGACTGTGAACTAGGTTTCTGCGTAAGCCCTGGTAGATGGCCTAGAGGGGTCCCCCAGTTGCAGCAGTTCATAGGTGGGAACTACACTACCAGCCCTGCCAGATGAAAGGGACTGAGATGGGTTACATGATGGTCTATGGGGAATGCCTGCTCTGCTGGAAGGTGTTTGCCTTCAATCCTGAGCTAGTCCCTTCCCATACGGTAGAGGGGGTCAGGGAACCCATCTGCCAGGACTGCATAACTAGCGTGAACAGCACCAGGGTTCAGGGTGGTCTAGAACCTCTCTGGGTCTCCCCTGATGCCTACAGCCCTACAGAATGTTTCTGAAGATAGTTGCAATCCTGATTCTGAACTGCTAGACCTAGACCCCTGTAAGGCATCAACTCACTCTCTGAAGGAGAAACATCATGGCAGAAACCACACTTGACCTGGGTGCACCAGTTCCGATCAAGGAACGCCCAGTATCCCCCCCCAGGGGTGGCAGGGCACCTGTACGCCCAGCCTATGAAGCCTGGCTGGCTAAGCTGACCCCTGGTGCAGAGTTTGAACTGGCCAGCAAGGATGAGGATGGGGCACACTCCATCAGCAGGCTGACCAGCTTCCGGACTATCGCTAAGGAACTGAACGCTGCTGATGGGGCTACCAGGGTCTACCAGATTGACTCTGTGCCTGTTGTGCCGAATAAGCGTTACCGTATCTTTGGCTCAGTCAAGGAGCAGGCTGCTGCTGGCAAGAAGGCTGCTGCTAGCTGAGTCCCAGTTCCCACCCAGGGAAACCTAGAACCCCCCAGGCTTAGGTCTGGGGGGTTCTTCTGTTTCTGAAGATTCTTTCAGGGATGGGAATGAACCTGAGGATTGAGGGTTATACTAGTCACCATGAACAGCCACCCCAGCAGCATCCACTACAACTACAAGACGAAGGAACTGGTAGGTGAGAAGGTTTGCCAGTTCTGTGGCTCTTTGGAGCGTATCCTGCCCCAGCCCACTACCAGGACTATTGAGACCTGGCACCACTCCGCAGAGTGTGTAGTAGGCCCAGAGCCAATCAGGTGACCAGCCCCACCAGAACCCCCCAGGCTTTCACCTGGGGGGTTCTTCTGTTTCAGGGATGAGGTTGAAACCCTCAGGCAGTTCCTATAGTCTGACTGCATGACCCAGAACCCCAGCCCCAGCCAGAAGAACTACACTGCTATCAAGTTGAATATCTCAGGCATAGTAGCTGTGAAGGATGAGACTGGAAAGACAGTCAAGAGGTTTAAGCAGTACCCAGCAGCAGAAAGGTACGCTACCAGACTCAATGAGGAAGCAGCCAGGACTCAGCCAGCCACCTGCCAGCATGTAACTACCAGCCACCATAAAGCCTGCTCTCAGTGCATAGCCCAGATGGCTAGGGATTCCCAGCCAGAGTGAAGGCAAAGAAGAACCCCCCAGGTGAAAGCCTGGGGGGTTCTTGTATTTCAGGGATGATGTTGAAGCAAGTTACCCCAGGGTAACCCACCAGCTAGCTCAGGAGCCACCTACAGCACCCTGGGTGCCTGGTAGCCCCAGAACAGCCTTACTCCCCTCTGAGAGCCTTCTAGGTACCTCTCAGGGCACCTGGGCTGGAAGCAGTGTCAAACTCAGGACTTCTTAGCAGTCTGGGTCACTGGGGTTCTGATTGCCTGAATGGCTGACAGAATCTCTGGGTCACTGATAACGCTCTGGTCATTCCCAGGTCTGGGAACTTCAGCAGCCAGAGCAGAAGCGTACTTATCGCCAAACCCAGGAGAACCAGCCATCTGCCAGATGAAGGCATTAGACCACTGCACTGGGTCTGCTTCTCCCTCCTGGGCTGCTGCTGCTCTGGTCCTTGCAATGAAGTCATTATCTGAACTGAGTAGGGCTACGTCTGAATATGCCATGATGTTTCTTTCCTTTGTTAGATAGTGGAGAACTGAAAGTCAATAACAGCAGCAGCGTTAGTGCCACCTGTCAGGTAAGCGGTACCAGTGGGGTTAATGTCCATTGTGCTAACTGTCCCTACCGCATTCTTCTGAACTGTAAAGGGTGGTCTGAATCCTACTGGCAGGGTAAAGGCAACTCCAGTACCGTTACCGATAACCCCCCTGAGATATACAATGTCGCCTATCTTACGATACTGAGCAGCTTGATACCCCCCATAGTTCACCCAGCCATTCTGGAAGGTTACCCCTGTCCAGGGGGTGGGGGTAGTGTAGGTAGTCAGCCTGTTGACTTCATTAGTGATAGGCACTCCCCAGGTGGCAGTAGCTATCTTAGTTCTGGTTACTGGTACTGGGATACTCACACTGGGACTCCTTGCCTGGGACCCCACAATGACAGGGGGTCAGACCAATAATAATCACTAGACCACTTAGCGTAATCTTCTACATCTGTCTGGTCCCAGTAGGTTGCATCCCACTCATCCATATCCCAGCCATGATCTGACCATTCAAGCTCTCTGAAGGAAGCAGGCAGATCAACTACCAGAGTGGTCAGCCAATCCTTAGGGCTTATCCTGTGTTCAATGCTCTGGATATGAACACAGACTGCATACCCCCAATCCTCAGTAGGGTGAGAGTACCATACTCTTACCATCCAGTTGAGGAATGCAGCTAGTGTCCAGTCCCAGGCTCCTGAGACCCCTGGGGCGTAGGCCACACTGTTAACCCTCAGAACTGGGTCAGAGTACCCAGTCATAATGTCTGCTGCTCTCTGGTCTAGGATATATCCACTGGTGCTATTTACAAAGTCATGCCTCTGATAGGTGAAGGGACCATACTGCTTCATGGATGCTTCATTAACATACTCCTGAGCAGTGCCACCTGCGTTAGCCAGAGACACAATATTGACTACTCTATCTAGAGACCAGCTAGTCTGTAGCTCATTGATGCAGATGAGGGGTGCATCTGGGTCAGTAGGTATTTCATCCACCTGGGGCATATCCCCCCAGTGTGGCTGGCCTACCAGGTCAGCAGTAACAGTGTTCAGGTTGCTATCTTCAGCGTTCCAGTCCCTATCTTTGTAGACACAGTTACCCTCTCTGTCGGCAAAGAAGTTACCCCCCTCAGAGTCAGCAGTTACCCCAGCTTCATCCCTGAGACTTCTACCGCTAGCTTCAATATTTCTCATGAAGAAGTTACCTTCATCAATGAGCCTGGGAAGGTAGCCAATCTGGTCTAACACTGCATTGATTCTGCCACCCCCCTTCTGTGACCCTGGAGGAAGCTGGCTACTGGCAACAGTCTTATTAGACAGGATTGCAGTGGGGTCAGTCAGAGACCACCTAGAGACCACATGACCATCCATGGAGTAGCCATCAGTCAAAGAGTCAATAACATGGAATGCCAGAGGGTACTCTATGCCTTCATAGGTAGCGGTAACTCTCACCTGCCTACCTGGTGCCAGGTTCAGAGGGTGGTTCTCATGGTAAGTGTATTTGCCTGAGGTATTCAACATATCCAGTTGCATTGTGGATACGTCATACCTGTTAGTGAATCTCTCCCTGCCATATCTGACGTTCATAGCCTGAACGTCACAGGTAATATCTACCCAGGTTAATGGGGGGGTCTCTAGGTCCATCTCTCTGAGGTAGAGGTTCTGCCACTGTAACCCCCACTCAGTCAAAGTAGCAGCAGGAGGATTAGCACCTAGAAGGAGAATCCTGGCTACTGTCATGCCAGCAGGCATAGCAGGACCAGTGTAGGAAACATCTTCCCATTCAGTACCTAACCAAACCAGACTAGGGTTTATGTAATGAACCCAGGGACCAGCAGGAGAAGCAGCAACCTGAACTAGAATACGTCTGACAGTAAGAGCCTTCCCAGCCATCTGTCTGACCTGAGCACCCACCTGGTATCTATGACCAGGGGTCACTGGCCAGACCCAGGTAGGATTAGACCAAATACCACCCCACCTACTAGTAAGAGCTACACCTTTAGAAGATGTTGAATAAAGCCCACCACTAGTAGTGTGATTGTGCATACTTTCACTGCCAGGGTATGGCTCATAATCAGCAGTATTTAACTCACCTGTTCTCCATCCCACTGGTGCACCGTAAGAGCCACCAGTGTTAAACGGTATCTTAGTTTCGTTGCTACCTACAATGAGACTGCCTGAAGTGGCTAGTTCCACCTTCAGGGTTACCCCATGTTTCTGCCAGTCTCTGATACTGGTGGGCATTAGGCAACAGCCTTGCCAGAGGTACGCTCATACTCCTTCAGAGCCTCATAAACCTTCCTGCCTACTTCAGCAGAAGCAGTCAAGGCATAGACATTGATGATGGTTGTACCACCCAGCCCACCACCCTTGCTGAGTGGTACCACTGCTTCAGGACCAGCTTCACCTATGAGAGCAATAGTGGGTCTGGTGACAATACCCCCAGCAGCCATCTTAGGAATGCTCCACCCCTTGCCACCCATCCCAGGCACCCAGCTAGGGACTTTGAAGCTGAAGCCACCTACCGTACTGTTCCAGAGTCTCTTGATTGCATTGAAAGCAGAGACATAGGGTGCCTTGATGATGTTTGCCAGGTTGCTGAAGAACCCCACCACCCTGCCAGGGAACCCCCTGAACCAGTCCTGAATACTATTCAATGCAGTCATAACATTAGCTTTAGCTGTATTGAATGGGCTGGTGACTTTGTAGGCCAGGGTAGCAAACCAGCCACCCACTCTGCCTGGTAGGTCTCTGAACCAGTTACCGATATTCCCCAGGGTGGTCAGTACCGTATCTTTGGCACTGCTGAAAGGTCCTGTAATCTTTGCGACGATACTAGAGAGCCACCCAGCTATCTTGCCTGGCAGGTCTCTGAAGAACCCAGATATCTTATCCCAGTTCTTGATAATGGTATAAGCAGCTATGCCAAATGGGCCAGCCAGAATAGATAGGAGCAGTGGCCAGTTCTTCTTAATCCAGTCATAGAGCCATTCAAAGGCTTTCAGGATTGCTCCTACTGCCTTATCTACTGCCTCCCTGAACCAGTCCACCTTCATGTATAGGAGAACGAAACCAGCAGCAAGAGCAGCCACAGCAATGATGATTAGCACAATGGGGTTAGCAGCCATAGCAGCATTGAACAGCCACTGAGCAGCAGTAGCGACTTTGGTAGCCACCCCCCATGCAGCCTGAGCAACCTGCCAGGCTTTCACTGCTAGGACTACCCCCATGATGCCAGCAGCCAGAGGAAACAGCCAGGAACTATTGTTCTTGACAAAGGTAATCAACTCCATCAGAACTTTAGACAGTTTGATGATGGTAGGCATAAGCATGTTGCCTATCTGAGCCTGAGTATCCTTCATCTGTGCACTCATGATGGCTTGCTGGCCAGCCAGGGTGCCTGACTCTTTAGCAAAGGTACCAGCAGCATCAGAACTCTGCTCCATGATGAGAGCCTGAGTAGCCATGGCTTTACCGTAATCAGTTACCTTACCTTCAGCATCAGTTAGGCCCATCTCAATGGCTTTAGCTTCAATGCTGGAAGCCTTCATGGTAACTGCGTACTTCTCCATGGGGTCCATCTCCCCTTTAAGCGCACTGCTCATAGCAGCCATGGCTTCAGGAACAGTACCCCCATACATTGCAGCCAGGTCAGCAGCCCTTTCAGCCATAGCCTGGGTGCTGCTGGCTACCTCATCCATGGGTACCCCAGCATTCTTCAACTGAGACCCAGTGATAGCAGCTAACTGGCTGAACTCTGCCTTACTGATACCTAATGCTTCAGCAGTGGTATCGCCAAACTTCTCCATATCTGTGGCATAGTCACCATAGACAGAACGTAAGGCACCTAGAGCCTGCTCTTGATCTGATGCAGCACCTACAACAGCCTTGCCAGCACCTACAATCTGGTCAACAGCTACAGCACCTACAACAGCCTTGCCTATGTTGCCAGCAGTAGACTTGAAGCCTGAAACATCCTTCTCCAGGGTGCCTATAGACTTCTGAGCCTGGCTAACATCCCCAACAATCTTAAGAAGAAACTCTCTGTCAGCCATGGGTCATCTTGCCTTATAATCCCAGTCTTTGAAAGCCTTATCTACAGCATCAGCCCACTTCTCAGTATTGGCTCTAGCCTGGCTTCTAGCAGTGGGGTAGAGGAAGTAACCCTGCTTACCTCTGTGGGGTAGGAACTGCTGGGTAGTGGGCCTAGCACCCCCACCAAACTCAGCACCATAGAAGATATCTGTAAACTTAACCCCAGGTCTAGCCAGAGTCTTAGGCACCCTTACAACAGGCACCCTGTCTCTCTTAGCCTTCAGCCCACTAGCAGCAAGATTCTGAAGGGGGGTACTAGCGGCTCTCTGGGCACCTGCTACCAGGTCTCCAGCTATCTCCTGGCTGGCATCCCTAACCTCATTCTGAAGCTCTTTGGGAATCTTGCTCAGTACCTTCAGAAGCTGGTTCAGCCCTTTAATCTCAGCTACAGTATCTCTCTGGGTTCCAGACCTGGCCATTATCGTCTACCCCTGCTAGCAGCTTTACGCTTAGCCCTGGCATCATCCTTCATGACTTCTACCATAGCGTTATGCTCAGCTACTGTAAGCAGACGGTATTCTGTAGGGGTCAGTCTCCAGTAGTGCCAGAAATAAGCCTTATCCTTTAGCTCTGCTGCTCTGGCAGAGCTAGTGGAGGGTTTGCCTCATCATCCCCATTCTCAGACATATTGGTCTCAGAGAATGTCTTAATCTCACTCATCTTCACCCTAGCCTTAAACTCATCCCAGGGTAATGTAGGATTAGCCTTAAGCTCAGTAATCCACATAACTGCACCACTCAGCATGAGTGGGTCAGCTTCAGAGATTGACTTTCCACCTAGAGCCTCAGTGGTCATCATCTCAACTTCACCCAGGGTTAAGTCATCAAAGGCAGTCATGCAGCTACCGGCTCCTTAGTGTTCTTAGCTGGCTTAGCAGTCTTGCTGGCATGAGTATGAGAACCATTAGCACCCAGAACAGTAAGTGCCCCACCATCATCCCTGACAATATCCCCAATAACGTCCATCTCTAGGTTAATCTCTGTAACCTCATTGATTCCAGCATCAACAATAGCGTAAGCCACCAGCCTAACTTCTCCTGTCCAGTGTGGATTAGTAGCAGAAGCAGGTTCATTACGGTAGGCAAACTCAAACGGTACCACTGTACCTGGTCCCCCTACTGAAGTCAGGGCTTCATCAAGTGAGTCAGGGCCTAGGCTCATCTTCAGGTCAATGGTCAGCACCCAGGCAAACCCCAGAGGGTCGCAGAAGGTAGCTGCTGCATCATCTTCCTCAGGAATGAGATGGATGCCTGAGCTAAAGCAGGTCAGGTCAGCAGCCACTGTAATGGGTGGGCCTACTGGGTCATCTACTCCCAGGGTAATCCAGGGGTCTTGAAGTTTGATGGGCTTAGCAGCCATTCTGGTTCTCCTTATTCTAGGTCATATGTCAGGTTGATGGAACAGGCTAGGTAATCCACTCCACCTATCTGCACAGGATAAGGAGCAGTAGTATCAATCAGGGTGAAGTCAGTTCCCTTAAGAGCAGGGAGTAATAGGCTTACTCCTTCTTCAAGGGTCTCTAGCTTGCCACCTGGTTCAATCCTCTGAGCAATAAGCATCAGTTCCATAGTGGCTTCATAGATACAGAGGGTACTAGGCTTCATCCAGGGGTCACCCCAGGCAACCAGTACCATGGGTGGGGCTACAGAGTCTGGCAGGTGGTCAACTACCCCCCACTCAATAGGGAGGGTAGCGACACAGATAGTTGCCAGTTCTTCTCTAGCCAGGCTCAGCTTCACGCTACTCCCCAGGCTTCAGGAGCGTAGAAGGGAATCAGTAAACTGTCATATCTAGCCACCAGGTCTCTGGCAACTCTCACAGGTCCTGTCTCAGACATACCCATGATTCCGAAGGTAGCATCTGGCTGCTTCCAGATATCAATACTTAGGCTCAGAGCTACTTCAGCTAGTGTGGCTGGCACTGGGTCTAGGTCAGAGGTTCTGCCTATCCAGTCATTGATCTGTTCTGTGGCTGCATCACAGACCTGCTGAAGCCTGGGGTTATTCAGATCCCGATAGCCAATCTGGGTGGCCAGCAGGGCAGGGGTGGTATAGGCCATCAGAAGCCTCCCAGAGGCACCCAGAAGCCTCCCAGAGGGGAGTAGGGGTGCTGGGGGGTAGGGAGATGGAACCCCACCCCCCAGCAGGCACCAGGAAGGTTCACTCTGAAGGCTCCTGGTTGATTTCAGCTAGCTCAGGTTCAGGCTTCTTCTTTGCCTTCTTCCCTGTCTGCTCTGGTTCATCTTCTGCAACAGCAGTGATAGTGAATGGGCTACTGCCACCAGTTGAAACAGTGACTTGAACTGTTCTTGCCACCCCTGTAATGGTGGCAATAGGAGCAGTAACCCTGGTGGGGCTGACCAGGGTAGTAGTTCTAGGGTCTCCATCAAAGGAGACCTGAGAACCACTGGTGAAACCTGACCCATTGACAGTGAGAGTAAACCCAGCAGCACCCACTACAGCAGTGGCAGGGGTAATCCCTGACACTGTTGAGGCAGGACCCCCACCCCACAGAGTGGGGGGGTAGCTATCCTGGTAGGGGTCTGTGAATACGCTCATTGCTCAGGTCAGTCCTGTAATCTTGACCACTCCATTACGCTCAGCAGGTGGAACGTCAGCAGGGCCAGCTTCAGCAGTGATAGGGCTATAGAACCCCAGGCTGGTAGCCACAGCAACTTGCCTACCAAACACAGCAGGTTCAAGGGCTTGCATAACTGGGTGCCTACGCTCATACACTTCAATACCGTATCTGTTACCCATATACAGGGTGGTATCTGTGATACCAGCAGTAACTACGGCTCTGAGTCCTGCCACAGTCATAGTGAACTCATTCACTCCACCTGTGCCCAGGGCGTTAGCTGGTCCCACTGCTGGGAACAGTGGCCTACCTGCCAGGTCTGTCAAACCCACCAGTGCACCCCAGCCTTCAGGACCCATGGCAAGCCAGGTGGGAAGCTGACCAGTGTTCGCAAACACAAGTGCAGCAGCATCCCCAATAGCAGCCATAACGTTACCGTCAACCACTGCAACAGTCTCAGTAGTCTTAGCAATCTCTGTAACTACTGCTGCTTCAGACAGGGCTTCAAGCCTTCTGTTCATATGGGTGACGACCATATCAAGACTTGAACTAATCATATCAATGAGAAGTTCAGAGACATTGATATAGCCACCATAGACAGTCATCTGGACTGGCTCAGCAATGATATCCCAGGTCTTGCTAACCAGTTCAGACTTCTCCATCCCCTGAGCAGCTACCCCAGTTGAGAAGTTTGCATCAACAATCCTGGGTCTCATGAAGGTGGAACTAGTCACTGGGTTAACTCCCAGTGCACTGAACAGGGGTCTGCCAGAAGGGCTGGGGTCAAGGATGGCACCTGAAGTGCTGGCAACTACCAGCCCATTGAAGCCACCAGCAGTAGGGATGGTATTAGCCTTATCTAGGCCCAGGTGCTCAGCAGCCCTACGGTGAAACTTCTGCATTCTGGCTGAAGCCTCAGGCTGCTGCTGGTGCAGCATATCCCAAACGTATTCCCCAGCACTACGGTACTGAAAGTCCCTGGAGACTACTGTGGGGTCAAGGCGTGAAAGTCTTGCCTTCACAGAGTCAGCCATCTCTAGGTCTGCACCCACCTTCTCAATCTGGCTATCAAGAGCCACAATACGGCTCCTGGCATTCTGAATGGTTTCTAGGTCAGTCTCATAAAGGTCTCTGCCTTCATCTTCTGCCACTGAAGCAAGGTTCTCAATGAGAGCTACCTTCTGGTCTCTCTCACTGATGAACCGCTGCACAAGAGCATCAACAGCCATGTTTCTCTACCTTTGTCTAGGAGTAATAGGTTCCTGACTAGGGAGAAGGGTGCAGTTCATTCAGATGGTTCCAGGGTGCCTGAATGGTTCAGGGGTGCTGGTTCTCATCTGGGCTGGGTGCTTCTATCGTCACCTGGGAGGGTAGCCCACCTGAGCCAGCAGGGTCAAGGGGTGGTTTCTTCTCCTGCTTTCTCAGAGTCTTTCTGCTGGCACTAAAGGTCAGATTCAGAAGCCTGAGCGTAGTGAGAATCCCTAAAGTGAAACCCAGAGCAAAGGATGAGACTAGGGTGATTGCCTCAGTATTGATGGCAGGTTCACTGTTCTACTGACCTGGGCTAGTAAAGATAGTGCCAGGGAGGCTAGTAGGCCAGGGGTCATTAGTAGGCCAGTCAATAGATAGGAACCATTGACTAGAACTAGCCATCTGACCTGAATGATACAGAATAACGTTAGCTTCTCCTGAAGTATTAGCGGTACATACCACCCCATCAGTACGAAGAAAGATACCCAGATTATTCCAGTAGTTTGGCTGGGGTCTAAACCCCAGGGGTGCAGTATAGAGCGTAGAACTAGTAGCACCAGTAGATTCAAGATAAGTGGCACGCATTAGAACCATCTTACCTAGACGTTTAATGACCATAGGAAAGGTACCATTAGGTACCCACCCATTCAGAGCATCAGCAGAAACATTTCTCCAGCCAGTATCACCCATCTCCTGGCCAGCTATCACCAGCCTGCCTGTAGTGGGGTCAGCCACATAACTAGGAGCAGTGTTCGCATCCAGGTTCCCTATCATGCTTCTTCTTCTTCATCAGCAGGCTTAGCAGCAGCCATAAGGGAACCAGGCAGGGTGGTAGGCCAGGGGTCAGCAGTCATAAAGGTAACCCCAAATCTAACGTACTGGGTATTAGGTGCCATGGGTGCAAACATATGGGTAACCAGCCCATCATTACTAATCTGATAAAGCTGGTTCTTATGCTGCTCCATACCAGCAGCAGCAAGAATGAAGGAAATACAGACCTGATGCAGAATAGTAATGGGCCTAAACCCATATGGAAGAACCACTATATTTGCGCTAGGGGTAGGCCCTGTGTTCATATCACCACCTAAGAACACAGTATCTCCACTACGTCTTAGCATGAGATTTCCAGCTATAGCAATCCAGCCGGGCTGTAACAGTGCAGCGATATCCCGAGTACCGGTACTCCCAATCTCTTTACCACCTATAGCCAGCCTGCCTGTAGTGGGGTCAGCCATATAGCTAGGGGTAGTGTATTGACCTAAGTTACCTATAACCATTACTCTGACTCCCCTTCATCAGCCTGAGTAGCAGCCATAACTACTCCAGGGAGGCTAGTAGGCCAGGCTTGATTAGTCAGCCAGGTAGCATGAAACCTACAGTAGGGGGTTTGGGGTGCCATAGGTTGCCACACTGGGATAATCTCACCAGAGTAATGAACCACCCTATACCACTGTGCTTTAGCTTCATCCATCTCAGACCTGAGCATGAACCCTACTTCAAATGAGCTAGGTACTGCCATAGGAAAGAACCCCAGAGGTAACGTCAAGAAGCTGTTAGCAGGGGTAGCACCTGTATTGATATCGCCACCCAGATAAACAGTATTGCCACTACGTCTAAGGGTTAGCTGCTGACCATACTGCGTATCCCAGCCAGCAGCCAGCAGGTTAGTAATGTTGCGTAGACCTGTATCACCAATCTCATGCCCACCTATAGCCAGTTGACCAGTAGTAGGATTGTAGGCAGTTACCTGAGCAGGTTGCTGGATACCATTGATAGGTGGCACCAATACTCTGGTACTGTCAAAGAGTGAGATATTGCCATTAGGGGTAATCTCTATTCTAGCTACAACAGCAGTACCATCAGCAGTGAACCTACGGATAGCAAAGTACCCACCCTCAGTATTCTCCATTATATCTATCTGACGAATACCAGCATTCTGAAGCTCTATAGTCCTAGCCTGGTAACCAGTACCATTCAGCTTCAGACCCCCATCATTGATCTGAAGGTTCCCTGTCATAGTGTCACCACTCTTGCTGACCTTCCCAGCAGCAGTGGCAGTAACCCCATTCAGTTCAGTGGCAACAGCGTTACCCCAATCAGCTTCAATCTCACCCCCTGGGGTCACACTAGGAACAGTCATGATTACTCTGCTCCTAGGGCATTCAGAGTGTGGGAATCTACTGCTGCTCCAACATCTCCCCAGTTCTTGACTGGCTGACCTGAGACATTCACAAACCTAGTACCCCAAACCAGTTGATATCTCAGGAAGGTATCTTCATTAGGGATACCAATACGCTTTACCCCATTACCTACCCAGGCAGTTCCATTCTTGTCTAGAGCTACTACTAGCATTTCATCCTCATTCTGTGAAGGTGGTTCAGGGGTGGGTTCTGGTGGGAAGGGCTTAGGTGGTACTGGGGTGGGTTCTGGTGGCTGGGGAGTGGGGGTAGTGGGTGGCACCTGTTGACCTGCCCTGGCCATGCACTCTGCCCTAATGTCATCCAGTGACCAGGTGCCTGACCCAGACACACTCCTGGGTTTCCAGGGACCCTGAACAGCAGCAGCAGTGGCAGGGTCAATCTTCCTATCAGTCCACCCATTACCTGTACCGATAGCATGAGTGAATACGTCAGAAGGAAGATTACCCAATCTCTTGTTAATGGCATTACTGCAAGTAAAGTAAGCATTTACCTGAACTTCTGGCCACTTCTCCCCTACCCCATTGTTAGCCACTTCCATGGCTACTGTTCTAGTGTTCGCTGAATCCAGTGGGATGGTTCCCCTGCTCAGGGTCAAGGGTCCTCCCTTGCCAGCAGTGTTAGCAGCACCAGCAGCAATCAGCCACACTGAACCATCTCTCATCAGGGTCATGTTCCCAATAGGAGCATCATCAGCATTGATCTGATAGTTAACGTCATTCTGGGGGGTGGTCTGTGATGCTGTATGATGCCACTGAATCCCTAGAGGGGTTTCAGGGAATCCCCCACTGCTTCTGGCTCTGGTTTCCCAGCCATCAGTCTCAACTACCGTTAACCCAGCTTCTCTGAGTACGTCAGCCAGCCAGGTGAGATAAATGCCCATTAGCGTAGTCCCCCTTGCCTCTGGAGCCAGGCTAGAAGCCTCATGACCCTGGCTAGCAGCATGGTCCTCTCAGGCTGGCTCAGAGCCTCCCAGGCAGGCACCCCAGGTTCATCATCTTGACGATACCTGTGCAGCTTCCTAGCTACCTGCTCTAGGTCTGGTGGCTCAGTGTCTAGAGCATCATCTGGGTCAAAGTCCCCAAAGTCTGACACTTATGGTCTGCCCTTCAGAAACCCTGCCAGGTAGCTGAGAGCGATAACGCCCACTTCAACTACTAGAAACCATCCTTGCACTTCAGTCATGATAGGTACTCCTTACGCTTGAAGGTCAGCCGGCGACGATACCTAGCGGTAGGTCAGCCTTACACTTAGAGTCTCACTTCTGGAACTGTGCCAGGAATGCTCTTACGTCATTGAGATGAGGGGTGCCTTCAAGCTGGGTGCCATCAGCACTTCTCATGCTGGTGATACCTGCCCCAGCGTAGGTAGGCACTGGGGTAGCTGCTACATGATCTATAGCAACCTGAACCCTGCTGACTACCCCATCAATCAGCTTAGGTGGCCTAACGTCTCCAAAGTTGATGCTTAGCCCAGTGTGGGACTCTTGCAGCATTGACCTGACCTTAGCCAGGTCATTCCCCTCATAGAGTCTGAAGCTGGCATAAGCCCCATCTTCTTCACTGGTGAGACTCAGAGCATGACCTACCCAGGCATCAAAGGACTTATCATCATGGTCTAGAACCAGCTTGATGAAAGCAGCGTTACCCCTGCGATGAACCCCCTGAGCCATCCTGGCACAGGAACCCTTCAAGAACTGTTCTTGATACCTGGTCAGTTCTCCTGTCTCAGGGTCTCTCTCCACCACTTCTGCCACTTCACCATATGGGACTATGCAGCCTTCAATAGTCCTGCCATCATCTCTCAGGTGGAGTCTGTCAGAACCTATGAACCTAGAGATATCAATGATGGTCACTTCAAGGCTCCAATAATCTCATCAGCTTCTAGGGCTACGTTAGGAATCAGTCTCTCAGCCATCCTGATTTCATCCACAGTCAGAACAGGATTATCATGAGCATCCCTAATCCTGTTCAGAATCTCATAGGTTTGCGCACGTTCATACTGGGCAGGTCTGACGTATTCATCTCTGTTAAACTCCAGCACAGAGCCTCTGGGAAGAAGCCAGTTGCTCATAGCACTAGCAACAGTATGGGCTAAGGGTCTAAGGGTGGCTCTCCAGTGGTAATCAAAGATACTGTTTACGTTTGCGTAAACCAGCCCACCTTCAGGGTGGGGGAGTCCCACCAGATAGGGGGGAACCCCTAGAGCAGCAGCGATTCTGCTCTCATCAAAGATTCTCATTTCAATCATGGCCATCTCTTTAGGGGAGATGGTCAAGGCTTGAAGTTCAATACCCCCACTGAGAACAGCAGGTGCCCCATTACGTCTACCAGCAGCAGCTACCCACCCATTCTGAAGGTCTGTGGCTTCTTTCTGGTTCAGGTGCCTGGGGTGCTTGATAACTCCCCAGGGGATGCCACCCCTGGTAGCCAGGTTAGTGACTGACTGCTCTAGAGCAGCAGCACTGATGAGGTTCCTGCCAGCCCATTCAAGGGGACCAATACCCCTCAGGTTCATAGGCATAGACTGATACTTGATATGGCATACATCTTCCCTGTTCAGCTTCTCCCCAGCAAGCTCATAGGTAATCTCCCCATTGACTTTCTCAATGTTGACCCAGCCAGGGTGAAGAACCACCCATCTGGCTACGGCTCCATCATTGTTCAGCCCATACCTACCAGTGGCCCAGAGAATGGCTTCACCAGAACCCTGGAGCGTATTGAATACCTGCTTAGCTGCTTCAGTCCAGTCAGCATAGATTTCAGGCTCAGGGTTATTACTCCACTCTGGAAGTTTGACTACCTGAACCCCTTTCATGCCATAGATAGGGAAGCTAGCTAGCTCTCTAGTGTTCAGATCAATACAGGTACCCAGGGTGGAAACCTGCTGGCCAGCAGTAGTGCCATCCCAGAGGGGGGTCTCCCAGCCTGTAGGCCACCCCTGCCAGGCTTGCACTTCTGGCCAGTATCCAGAGGCTTCTAACTTGCCTACAGGGTACTGCACATGAGTATCACCATAGCCCTGGGGGACATTAGGACCCACTGAACCAATAGGTTCATTAGGGTTAGGCACATCATCCCTGGGGATAGCCCTGCTTCTAAAGTCCCTGATAATGACTAGTTCTGAGCCTTCTGCCATCAGAAGGCAAGGCTACCACTGTTTGCGAAAGAGGTACAGGTATGGTTACCTGGCACTATGTCAGGAAAGAACAGTATCGCTTACGCTGCTAGGGCTTTCAAAGAAGCAAAGAAGTTCTTAGCTGAGAACTATGTTCAATGCTGGGTTTCTGATGATGCTGGAAGGTGTCGCAACAGAGGCACGATACCAGACCATCAGCCACCACTCTGCATGGTCCCAGACCCTGCTCTGTGGGATGGCCAGTTCTGGGCACAGTGTCCCTTCCACAGTTCCAGACAGAGGGGTCAACTCAGGCACCAGAAGCACCTACCACCCCCATCAAGAACATGGTAAGAACAGCACCTGCTCCTAGGTTTGGGACTGAGCGTAATCAGGAACGTCCCACTATGGGGGACTATGTAGCTGAGATAGGTTCAGAACTGGGCTTCAACTTCTACCCCTGGCAAGAACTGGTCTCAGATGTTTCCCTGGAACTGACCCCCAGAAACTCTGAAGCTGAAGGTATGTCAGCCCTAAGGCTTCATCATCAGTATGTAGGTGCTTTAGTAGGTAGGCAGTCTGGTAAGACTGCCTGGTCTGTAGCCAGAATCCTGGCACAGTGCCTGCTACCCAGCAGACCTGACATAGCTGAAAGAGTGGGACTGGACTACTTCAGAAGTCAAGAAGTGGCCTATACGGCTCAGAGCAGAACTGTGGCAGTCCAGAAGTGGCAAGAACACATAGAGATTATTGAGGCATCCCCATACAGGCAGATGATTAAGAAGGTAACTCTCAGCACAGGTAGAGAGTGTGTTACGTTTGCTAACGGCTCCAAATACCGACCAGTGACACCTAACAAGACAGGTGCCAGAGGGTTAACGCTAGACCTAGCCATAGTGGATGAGGCTTTAGCCCACCCCCTCTGGCTGCTTCAAGTGCTACGCCCCACCATGGCTCAGAGAGATGGGGCTTCACTCTGCTGGGGGTCTCAGTTCATCGTAATCAGCAATGCTGGAGATGAGGACTCAGAACTACTCAACAGGCTTCAGGAGTTAGGCCAGGAGTCTCTAACAGACCCTGAGGCTAAACGCTGCTGGCATGAGTGGTCTATGACCCCAGGAGCAGACCCCCTGGCTGAATCCACCTGGCTAGACGTAATGCCCACCCTAGAACTACCAGACGGTATCACCCTAGAGTTCCTGAGGATGGAAGCCCAGACCATGAGACTAGACCAGTTCATGAGAGAGTATCTGTGCTTCAGGGTGCCAAAGTCTGAAGCGCAACTCATCCCAGCAGACAGGTGGCATGACGCTCATAGGGGAGACGTAATCATGCCCTATGACGTAGTGCTGGCATTAGACATTAACCCTGAACGTCAGAGAGCCAGCCTGGTGGCTGCTGGTGCAGTTGACTCCTACATAGCCCTGGAGCTAGTAGACGGTAGAGAAGGATTAGACTGGGTTCTAGACAGATGCTCTGAAGTCTGTGAACGCTGGGGATGCCCACTAGTTCTAGACTCAGGGGGACCAGCAGCAAGCCTCATCCCAGCCCTTGAAGCCAGGAACCTAACGGTAATACCTATTGCAGCCAGAGAAGTCACTAACGCTGCTGCAATGTTCTTTGATGCAGTCATGAGTAAGCGTATTGCTCATCAGAATGACTACAGGCTGAATGATGCTGTGACAGGTGCCAGCAAGAGAGCAGTAGGAGAAAGATGGGCATTTGACAGGAGGGGTCATATTGATATCTCCCCCCTGGTAGCTGCTTCATTTGCACTGTGGGCTATAGAAACAGGTCA